AAGGTCTTACCACCAGAAGCAGGATTAAAAGTTCAAGGGATATACCACAAGTATACTATAACTAAAGATCCTAACACAGATGCTACAGTATCTATAGTAAATAAAAATACTAATGGTGTAGGTAATATATATGAAAGACATGATAACTGGGATCAAATACCTAGTAATACAAAGTTAGGGTTTGATACTATTACACCTACATTAGGTACATCATTTGGCGACGGAAGTATATCTGTAGACGGTGATGGAGAACTAAGTAATGTTATTATTGCTTATAACTATATGTACGATACTTGTGCGATACCTTTAACAGACTCTTCTTGTCCAGGTTATGAAGACGCTCTTATGAAATATCTTCTTGATAATGGTTTAATAGATAGTGAACCAGATATCAACGATCCTTACTATGACGACTGGGTACAATTCCAGTTAGATCAGAAAGCAGAAACTGCAGAGGAAGAAGAGCTAGAAGAAGAACAAGCTAAAGAAGAAGAAGAAGAGGAACAAGAATTAAAAATAGAGAAAGCACTTGCTGTAGCAGGTGCAGCTGAACAGATTGCAGATCCAACACGACAAATAATCATGATGGCTCAGATGATGTCAGCAGGAACCCTAGATGGATACTATGGAGCAACTATAAACGGTGGAACTTATGAAGACACTGTTGAGTTAGAAGATGGTATCATTATAGATAATTTTAAAGCATTGAGAAACCTTGCACAAGATAAGGTTCATAGAACAATGGTTCGCTCTCAATATAGATAAATGGAGATAACATGGATATTAAAACAATAACAACGTTAGCGTTCTTAATGCCAGCCACTGCTGCAATGGCAGTTGACTCACCTATAAGCGGTGTAGTAGAACCTAAATGTTCTATATGGACAGAAACAGCAGGCGTATATGGACACCCACTCCCGTACAAATTGACTACTAAGCCAGCTGATGGCGGAGTAAAAGCTAGCATTCGCGTGGATATTGCGCAAGCCGATTATTATAAAACAAAGTTTACACACCCTAATAGTTTTTCATCTAGCCCTACGCTGACAGATGCAGTCTCATGGACAGGAAGCACAGTAGTAGGAGCAGTAGGAGTGGCAGGAATGTCCGCTTATGAAGCTGCTAAGGTAACTTATAATAATGTAACAGAATTTAATATGACATTAGCAGGATCTACTTGGTTTACTATAGAGTCAGAGGCTAGCTATGGATCAACTAAGTCTTTACCAGCAGGTAACTATACAGCGCTTATTGTAGCCGAATGTATAGCAAAGTAATATTAGCTTTATGTTTTGTTTTTTGTACCACAGCTTACGCACACGAAATGACACCGGCATATCCGCAGTTGAAATCTTCTTATATAGAAGGTGTATTATCTGCTAAAATGAAACTGTTTAATAGGAGACAAGACGTTTCCTATTATCTAATAGAGGTATTTACATCAGATTTTAAACCTATTCCGTTTGCTTCATCATCTATATCTACAGTTTCATCTAAGGTTATAAAGGTCGGATATAATAAATCAAAGATATTTGATGTGTACATTAGATCTAATGATATAGATCGAGCTGTATATATTTGTACACAATCAAAACTCTTTAAGCAAACTGATCAAATTTCTTTAATAACGTCGAGGGTTTGTTCAAAAATAAAGGACAAGTAAATGAGGATATACTTACTACTTTTACTAGTCACTGTTATTTGTAGTTGTAGTTATAGTAGAACTTATGCAGACTCTATGTCTAACTCTTTGAGTTTAGCGCTACCTAATTCTACTACAAGTTTCCAAGCAGATAAGTTTAGAGCGGGTGAATTAGATTGTAGCAATGCAATAGGCTCCGCAACGAACATTGAGTTTGGAGTGACTGGAATTATTCAAGGAGGTACTTCAAGTCGCCAACAAGTAGGAGACATTGGAGTGTACTCTAAGATAACAATACCGCTTGGAAAGCGGGCAAAGAATCGTATTGACTGTAATCGTTTGTACGAGCTTGAGTTACAGAAGAAGCAGTTAGAAGTTATGAAGTTACAACAAGAGATAAATCAATTAAGACAATTGTCTTTTGAAAACTAGGAGGGCACAATGGCAGAAGTAGAAATCGCTGGCGCTAAGATTAAAGGCGGCAAGATAATGCTTATACTACCGTTACTAGGTACGCTAGGTGGCGGACTATGGGGTGGCTTTGAGTTTTATAAAGACTATATGGACATGAAGGAAATTATACAGAATATAGATATAGACTCTATACAATCAGAGAATACTCTTGTTCAAACTAAGTTAGACAAAGCAATTGACTATACGCGTGATATTAAAGATGACTTACGAGAGGACATCTTGAAGCTAGAGGGCTATATCGATAAGATGGATTCTAAAGTTGAAAAGTCTATAGATAGTGTTAGAGAAACTAAACTATTAATAGATGCAACTTTAGAGAATATGTTAACTGCTAACAATGAATTACAGAAAGATACCACTGCATCTCTCAGAGAAGTTGAATCTTTAAATAGAGAAACTGAGAAGGATGTTAGGAATACATTGAGAGAAACCGAAGAAAGGATCGCTTCTAATATGAGGAAGTTAGAAGACAAGCTAATCGAAAGGTTACAAGAAGCTTTGGATAACCCACTCTCAGATTAAGTTTCCGCAATGTCCTCACGACTCCGGTGGTAGTCAGCGGATAGACCACCACATAATTAGGCTAGTAGCCTGTTAGATAGATAGAACCTAGGAGGTTACTATGTCAAGATATATACAAGAGGCTGTTAAGCCAGAAAAAGAAAGTAAAGAAGAAATACGTGAAATGCCTAAAGCAGGTAAGTATTCTGTAGAGGATTTACAACCAGAGAAAACAACAACGTGGTCGAGAGGTTCCGTAAATGGCTAATGCAGGATATAAAGAAAAAGTAACTGACGAACAATTACATAACTTAATAGTATCAGGGATTGAAAATTCTACAGGTGACTGGCTTAATTCATCTGATCTTACTCAAGAAAGACAGAGATCTACATATGAATTCGCAGGTGTCCCGGATTTTCATCTCGCTCCGCAGGGTGTATCTACTATTGTTGATACATCAACGACTGAGGTTGTAGAAGCTTATACCGCTATTTTAGCAGATTTATTTCTTGCTAATGGTAAGCTTGCTCGATTTCTTCCTATGGATGATAATGCTACTGCATTTAAAAATGCACATAACGCAAGTCTAATTACTAACTATGCAATCTTTAAACAGAATAGAGGTTGGGAGTTAATTCAGACTTGGTTTAAGTCTGCTCTCCTGTGGAAGAATGGTGTAGTCCGATGGGACTATATAGAAGACTTCCATTATAAAATAGAAGAGTATGATGAAATAGATCAAGACAAACTTGACTTACTTCTTGCGGACGATAATGTAGAGATCATTGGTGACCTTAATTTTGAAAACAAAATGGGAGGTGTCTCTGATCCGTTTGCCGGGCAAGATCCTAATGCAACATTAGTATATACTAACGTAAGAATTAGGAGAAAGAATAATAAGTCTAGAGTTAAAATAGACAATGTCCCACCAGAAGCATTTAGAATATCTCGTGATGCAGCGACTATAGAAGATGCTAGCTTTGTAGGTATTCAATCTGAAATGACCAGATCTGAAATTAGAAAGTATTGGCCTGAGTGGGCTGATGAGCTAAATGAAGATGAGTGGGCTGAGTTAAATAACGACGAAACATGGCTAGGTGGAACCAGTTACTCTGAAGAAGTATCTTCACGTAAAATGGTTACTGGCCAAGAATATTGGAAAGGGTCTTCTGAAAGCGAAGGCGGTTACGCATTAGAAGCTAGTAGACCTGTAACAATAACAGAATGTTGGATAAACGTAGACCGAGACGGAGATGGTATAGCTGAACTAAAACATGTCATAATTGCAGGCAAACATATTTTGTTTGAAGAAGATGTTGATATAGTTCCACTTGCATCTATTACACCTATTGATATTCCACATGAGTTTTATGGTCTGTCCATGGCAGACTTTACTCGAAGCGCAACGCTTGCATCCACAGCTATATTAAGAGGATTTGTTGAGAATACATACTTAACTAACTACTCTCCTAAGCTTGCTGATCCAAACGTTGTGGACTTCTCTGCATTACAGAATATGAGACCTAAACAGATTATACCTACTAATGGTAATCCTAACGGTGCAGTTGCAGCAATGGCTCCAGAAGCTATGGCTCAAGGTACAGTACCTTTATTAAATCATTTGCAAGTTATAAAAGAACAAGCGACTGGTATGAGTAAAGCTGCTCAAGGATTAAATGACGCGTTGTATATATCTGGTAACTCTGAAGCTAAAGTAGCTGCAGTACAAACTGCTAGCCAGAAGCGTATACAGCACATTGCTAGACGATTTGCTGAAACTGGAGTTAAACGTCTTATTGAAGGTGTATACCATTGTATGCGTGATTCATTAGATAAGAATATAGGTCTAGTTGATAACGGAGTATTCTATTCTATAAACCCTACAGATCTTCCTAATGATATGGAATGTGATGTACAGTTAGATATAGGAGAAAACTCTAATCAAAACATGATTGCTAAGTTAGGTAAAGTTGGTGGTGAAATACTTCCATCGCTTAATCAACAGGGGCAAGGTATGATTGTTAAACCTACGGCACCAGCAGTATTAGCTACTAAGTTAATAGAAAACTTAGGATTAGATTCAAATGATTTCTTAGAAGACTATACAACAGAAGAATTTAAAGATAAAGCTGCTAAAGCATTAGAAGAACAATCAGCACAAGCTAAACAAACTGCTGACTTAGAAGCTAAGAAAGCTGCTGCAGAAGCAGAGCAAGTAGCTGCTAACATAGGCTTTACACAAGCACAAACTAAAAATACATACGACGATAATGCTAAACAATTAGCAGTATCTATAGATAGACACTTCCAAGAATGGGAGAAATTAAAACTAGAAGCTGGTAAAGAAGGATTAGACTTAGGTCCGCGTCCTGATTACTCTGCTATCATAATGATGGCAAAGCAGCTAATTGGCGAAGGGCAACAACCTCAGCCACAACAACCAGGGCCTGAGATTGGGCCTGACAATTTAGGAGCTCAATAATGGCAACAGTAACATTAACAGCCGCTGGCATAGGCGGTACACAGTCAGGGACGATCACAACTGCAGGCGGTTCTGGCGGAGGGAAAGTTATCGTAACTAACGATAGCGATTCACCTATTACATTTAAAGTATCTACAGGCGGATCAGTGGTATTAACTGATCAATACTGTGATGCTAAAAGCTATAAACTAATAACAGGACTTAATAACGGTGCAACAACATTAACTGTTGTATCAACTGCTCACGGCACATCTGCACAGAGCGGTGAGATTATTTACCTAACATTAGTAACTTAATAAAGTACAATGGATAAATATCGTAGAGCAGCTGAGAAGAAGCTGGGCGATAAAGTCCACCCAGATATAATTGCGCAGGAAGCTTTGGATAAAGCAGAGTTTTCTTCGCGAGAGCGGGAGTACTTTTTCAATAACGCTTATGGTGATCTACTTGTAGATTATTTTGTAGAGTGGTTAAAGACTGCGCCACACGAAATAAAGCACCGTGAGTTTATATATAATAGTGCGCTTGCACTTGGTGACGTTAAGTCACGATTAATACAAGCAGAGCAGTTAGGTAAAAATATACCGCACATGAAGGACATGGAGGACAACAATGCGTTTAATTGATTATGAAACATTAGTTAAAAATTGTGAAGATATTATCAATACTCTCGAGCACGACTCGATGAGATCATCTGGAAAGATGAAGATGAATTCAGATCAGCTTTTAGCTTTATACAGTTTACTACCAATCTATAAAGAAAAAGCAGCAAAGCAGAAGGCTGATACTGTAAAGGTAGTTAAAGCAAAACCTGAACCTAAAAAGAAGGAGGGTTAATAAATGGACAACGAAGAATCTCTACCCAGCACGGATGACGTTCAAGTTGATGGTCAATCTGAAAAACAACTCTTAGATGCCGTACTAGCAAATTCTGAACTTGCACAGCAAGCTGGAATTGTACCGCTACCAGAAGAAGAGATTGTCGAAGATGGCCCGGTAGAAGCAGTGGAACAAGAAGACCAAGATACTGAAGAAGCCGTTAGTGAAGATGAAGGTGAGGAAGTCGAAGTAGTTGAAGAGCAGGACTCAGATGAGGATGCCGCTGAAGAAGCCGCTACCCAAGAAGCTGAAGTTTACACAGCTGACGACTTGGACTTAGATGCACAGGTGTCTGTCAAAATAGATGGAGAAGAAACCGCAGTATCTTTTGGTGACCTACTTAAAGGTTACACAACCGAACAAAGTCTTTCTAAAAAGGGTCGTGAACTCGGAGAAGCACGCGCAGCTCTGGATGCAGAACGCCAAGAAAAACTAGAAGAACTTGATAAAGTTGTTTTAGCTTCTAGTGCAATTGTAGGCCAGACTGAACAAGCATTCGCTAAAGAATATCATGACATCGAAGCTAAGATTCAAAAAGCTAGAGATGATGGTGATACTTTTGAAGTTAACGAACTTAAAGATAAACGCGAGCAAGCGCAGCAGAAATACTGGAAAGCTCGTAATCAACGCGAAGGAATGTTAAAGGCAGCAGAAGAACATAGGGAGAAAGTTGCTAAAGAAACATTTGAAAAAGAAATCAAACAGTTTCAAGAAGCAATACCTGGTTTAATACCTGACTTTAATGAATCCGTTGCAAATAAGATCCGTGATTTTGCTATAGCAGAAGGAATTAATCCTGCGGCTTTAGATAGAATTACAGATCCTGTTATTGTTAAATTTGTTGACGACTACAGGAGACTGAAACAAGGCGTCACAAAGGGAGCGGCAAAACGAAAAGCAGCTCCTGCGAAGAAAGCCTTGCCAACAAAGAAACCTGTGTCTGCTAAAAAGAAAGTCCAAAATCAAGAGTCATTAGTTAAGGCTAGAGCATTTAAACAAGGTTCTAGTAAAGCTGATCAAGACGCTTATTTAAGACAGCTTGCTTCTAAATCTCTAAATTTGTAAATAAGGGGTAGATACCCTAGGAGTATATCATGGCAAAGACAATCGGCTCAAGAGCCGTAGCAACCGGTCGCGGTGGTGCTGACGTAGCGTCAGGCACAAGCGACGCAATGGTCTCACAACGTGAAGACCTATCTAACTTTATCAGTATGATCACACGGGATGAAACACCATTCCTAGCATCTATTGGTAAAACAAAAGCAACAGCAATTCGTCACGAATGGCAAACAGATGCACTAGCAGCACCTGCAGATTCAAGAATCGCAGAAGGTGTTGACTATGCAGACGCTGGAACTTCAGCCTCATCTAATGAGTTCCCTGCAGGTTTCACAACTGTTGGCGGTCATCGTACACGTTTGAGCAACGTATGTCAGATTAACGGTAAAACAATTACTGTATCTGGTACACGACGAGCAATCGATCAAGCTGGTGTTGCTGACGAGTACGCTTATCAACTTAAGAAGCGCGGAACAGAAATGCGACGTGACGTTGAAAGCGATCTTGTAAACACAGCTAATGTTGCTGTAACAGGAACTAATATCCGATCAATGGGTACACTTCGTTCTTGGCTATCTGCTGGTGCAGCCACTGTTCAAAGAAACGGTGTTGCAGCTGTAGCAAGTGGAGATCAAGGTGAAGGATCAACAGTTCCTGCTGGCTCAAACCTTGAGCATGCTGGTTCATCTGTAACCGACGTAGCACTATCTCTCGCAGACATTGATGCAGTTATGCAATCAATCTACGAAGAAGGTGGTGATGCTTCTCGCGTAATGTTGTCACCAAAGTTACGACGTGACTTCTCAGACCTAATGGTTTCTGACACTGGTGTTCGTAGAAATATGGACGCAGACGGAAAACTACGACAGTCTGTAGACGTTTACATGTCTGACTTCG